TAGCCCCATGTACCTCTATTGCACATGTCACGAGTAGGTACAATTGATCTTACAACCACCAGCTTATCATAAGGTACTTCTTTGTCTAGAACATCCTCAAGGGCTAGTGATAGTGCGATAAATGTTTTGCCGGTACCAGCTGAACCAGCTAATACAAGAGAGTCTCCACCGTCATAAGCTTCAACGGCTTTTCTCTGGTTGGCAGTAACTGGTTCGACTTCTTCCATGTCTTCCAGTTTAAGTTTAAGACTTGTCATGTCAGTGTCTATTCATATTATGATTACGATGCGTTTGTGCAATCTTATCTTGAACTTCTCTAAATCCATTATCTACAGGAATTGTGCTACCTGCTTGATGAACAAAACCAACTGGGACTATTACAGACTCCAAGTTGTTATCTTTCATGTACTGTTCTTTATCGTCCATCTTTACAAAATGGTCGAATTCTTCACCCGTCGTTTTGTTCCGAAACCGGTACGTTGGCATTCTCTAATTCCTCAACTCGTTTTTCTAAAGCCTTGATACGTCTAGCCATATCACTTGGCAGCATAAAATTACATTCTTTTCTTTCTTGGCGCATTTTCCATAGCATCCAATCGTAATATCTTTGTGGTTCTGGATCATCAACCATTTATGTACACCTTCTTATCTTCGTTCCACCAATTTGGTTCTGGTCTTTTAGTCCATACCATACTAAACCTTTCTTGCTTAGTATGATAGAATGCACGGTAAGAACGCACTGGATCATTATAAAAGAAACATTCTGGATTTGATTTCATAGCTAGTTTAAAAGGAGTCATCTCATTACTCATAGGAATATTCCTAGGCAAGCTTTGAAGTGGCCATAGTAGTTTGTTTTCAGTTTCGTGTGTTTTACCGTATCGATATGTATACTCTTTGCATAAGGCATAAAAATGTTCCCAATGCCATTTGTAATTTTCAGATGATTCCATTGTCCATACAGTACATGGATGACCGTGGTGTACAGCTTTGTAGTAAAGCAATTCGGCTTCTAAATCGTCTGCACCTTCATACAGGTCATAGTACTTAACCATACGTTTACCTGACTTTGAAGGTTTCATAATTAGTTTGCCGTCTAGCATTCGATGGGCCGTACTCAGCATTTGTGCCGATTCCACGATCATCTTAACCACATGTTTATCGCATTGCATTTGTGCTGCAATGGTAGGATCTTCATCTAGTATAAAAATATTCATATCAATTCCTCATTATGTACTTATATTATAACACATTTTCAATGGGTTGTAAACCCTAAACTGCAATCTCCAATTCAACTTCTGTAATTTTTGAATTAAGATATTCATATTTAGTTTTGAGTTTGTGTACTAGATTAGTATCGCCTCTTTTCTCCATTTTCTTCATATAGTGTTTCAATTCTCTAGAGTCTCTTTTAAGTCTTTCTATTTGAGAGCCACGCAAATCTTTTCTCCTTCTATAAAGGTTGGATGTTGATAGCGAAATAGTACTTCTCCTTATGTCTTAAGGTTAAAAAAAGCCTGCAAGACGGTTGTCTTAACAGGCATAAGATTATGATGTAGTTTCTTATCGATCATGACTTTATTTATTCTTTAATCAAATTCGGCCAAGTGTCTTGGACAAGTTTTTTTGTAACTCCTTTATATTCACCCATAAGTTTTTTGTCTTTCATTAGATCAAACAACTTAGCATCTTCTGGTAATACTGTTTCCAAAATACCAATCCACATCTTCTCTCTTTTAGGAGCCATGATTTGATCACCTTCTCCACCTTTAACAAAGTACCGCATCTTCTTCATCGATTGATGTGTATTTGCAGCTCTTACTTCTTGTAAGTTAGCTGGCTCATATGGTGATTTACCCTTTGGTAAATTAAACTCAAGCTTTTCGTCAAAAGCTCCTCTTAGAATAGTCTTCAATGCTAGTGACTCGTATGTCTTTAACACTTCAGACTTTTTAACTTTGGTTGGAGTCTTACCTACGAGTTCAAGTACTTCGTGGATAGACATTTTGGTTGGGTTTATTTCTTTAGCCATTCTTAAAATCCTCAATACATTCAATTAGCATTTTACAACGTTTTTGGACAAAGTAAGGAAACATCTTTCCCTGCTTATGCCATGGATCTTGTCCGTCAAACGTATTTATAATTTCAGTCTTAAGCTCTTGGGGTGTATTAGCAAGATTAATTAGTGTATCATTGCGTTGATAGTTACGGTACCAAGAAGCTGCATAAAGCAATTCACCATCATCTAGATCAGCTAAGATAGCATCAATCTTTTTCTGAGTGACAGGTGTTTGACGGATACCTTCAACAAAGACATTATCTTCGCTAAGAACATTTGGTACACCATCGCCACTATCGCCTTTCAATACATGTTCAAGAGCATAAAGTCTTGGATTATCGTGTTCAACAAACTTCTTTTGCATTGGACTATATTGACGTACATTATCAAACTTGTGTAGTTGAATAAAGTCTTTGTCGGCTGAAATAATCATAACCTTTTGATGACGGCCAAACTCTTGAGTATCATATACCAAGGTGCCAATAATATCATCAGCCTCACAACGTTCAATATGAATAACTTTGTATGGCATATTCTCTAAAATCTCTTGGCGTACTTCATTAATAATACGAAAGATTTCATTCCAATCTAGACTAGATTCTTCACGGCCTTTTTTACGTGATGCCTTGTATTGTGGAAAGACTTCTCGTCTCCAAGACGAATGATCACATGCAATAACCATTTGACCGTATTCATTACGGAATTTTTTATTGTACATTCGAATAGTATTTAGAATCATGTGACGAATAAGATGTTCGTCAATTTTCATTTTTTGAGTGATTACGCCTGCGATTGCAATTGCGTTATAGTCTACTATTATCATTGGAGGGGTCCTCATCATAATCAATTTCAATTTCATCATCAAGGTCTTGTTCAAGTGCATCAGCAAACCTTTTTGCCTCAGTAATTAGAACATGACTTTCGTCTAGAATGAAATGGAAAACATGTTTGTTATACATGTGTTTCCTAGCAAAAGACGCAAACAACATATTAGCAAGGACAGCAATATCCTTTTTAAGCTGATTATCTTTGACATCATAGCCAAGATCTTCTAAATCAGCTACCATGTTCTCAATTACATAGTGAACAGTCTCTAGGTCGTACTGCTCAACCTTAGGCTTTGGGAACGGTATAATGTTGTTTCCTTTTTCATTCATACTTATATTATAACACACTTTCCTCTAATTGTAAACCCTTAATATGGCGTGAATGTATTTTACATCCTATGAACTCGTTGTACCACTCATCGGAAAAAAGTACTCCATTATCGAACTGAGCCTTTGCTTCAAAGTAGGACATTTCTCCTTTTGTTCGGCAGAGTCTGATGATCTCTCTTTTATAATTACTTTCCCCTCTGGACTCAACGAGTAATTGAAGTTCCTTATTTGATCCATAATATTGTCGCCAGTCTGATTCGACACGCGTCTTAACTCGGCGGTTTCTTTTTGAATTTTTTGGTAGTGTCTTAGGCCTCCAAAAGTTTTTCTTACCGAGATATTTTTTGTTTGTATCCAATTCTGTGATGACATATACGAAGCCCTGATATTCATCGGGTGTTTCATCATATGGTTCATCTTGATATATCCATTTTAGTCCCATTCGTCCTCACCTGTGTCATAAACGATATGCCCTTCAGATATATTTATCTCTTCAAGCATTTCTTCTCCACAGGACGGACAAAAGGTTACTTCTTGGTCTTCATCTTCAAATTGAATTTTGAATTTGCATTTACACGAAAAACATTCTATCATAGACTCATTCCGCTGACAGCTTCACCAAGCAAACGGTTTCTAAGCTGATCATATCCACCGACATACTTGCCATCAATTAAAATAATAGGCAATGTTCTAGCCATAGGGAACTGTTCCATTAGCTCGTTTTTAGTCAAATCCTTTCCAAGTACATATTCATTGAATTGTATTTTTTCTTTATTAAGATGGGCTTTAGTCGCCATGCAATAACTGCATGGCGGATCATATTGTGTATACACATCAATTTTCATTATAGTGTCATTCCTTTTAGTAAATCATTATTGACATCTTGTTTTACTCCACCAATAACATAAGAACTAATTTCAGTTTCCTGAGGTGCAACCTGCACATTACCACCACCAATCCATTTTTCTGTCCAAGGGAGTGGGTTAGCCTGCGGTACTTGATATGGTGAAGGCAAACCAAGTGCTTTCATTCTTTTGTTTGCAATCCATTCGATGTAACTATATAGGAGCTTAGCATTTAAGCCAATCATAGAACCATCCTTGAATAGATAATCAGCCCAGATTTTTTCTTGATCTACAGCAGACTTAAACATGTCTACAACTTGATCTTGCATATCAACTGCTATTTTTTCGAAGTCTTTGTCTTCTTTCGGAAGAGTTTTAATAATAGACTGACTAGCAGCAAGGTGCGTATTTTCGTCACGAGCAATAAACTTAATGATTTTAGCATTACCTTCCATTCTTTTAAGCTCAGCAAAAGCCCAGCTACAAGCAAACGAAACATAGAATCGTACTCCTTCTAAAACGTTAATTGAATTCAGAGCCAACCATAGCTTCCGTTTCAGCTCATAGGTATCTACCTCTCTTGTCATTCCATTGACTTTATGAATGCCAGGACCAAGCAAACTCCACCACTTACTATACTCAATGAAGTCATCATAGTAAGTACTAATGTCTTTTGCACAATCAGAGATTTCTTCGATATCAAGCATAGTATCAAAGACTGTAGACGGGTTTGGATAAATGTTTCGAATAATATGTGTATAGGAACGACTATGGATAGTCTCCATGAATGCCCAAGTCTGAACCAATGGCTCAAGCTCAGGTACTGATGCAATTGGCATCAGTGTTTCGGTTGGTCCACGACCTTGGACTGAATCCAATAGGATCTGCCTTTTAAGGTTGGACGTAAAAATATGTTTTTCGTGTTCAGTAAGATTGGCAAAATCAGATCTATCCTTAGATACATCTACCTCTTCAGGCCGCCAAAAGAAACCCAACATCTTATCTGTAATCTTATCCAAGTTTGGATATTTAAGCATATCATAGCGAGCAATGTCTACCTCGCCATCAAAGAACATCTTTGATTCCATATGTGACTTTGTTTTTTGTTTAAAGACTGACATCTATTTCTCCTAAATTACGCAGCTTTCGCATGCTTCATCATCTATATCTGCCATTGGCAGAGGTTCATCTTCTTTATGTTCACCAGCACCATCAAAGGTGTTGTTATAGTATAGTTGTTTACCGCCATACTTATAGAAAGTCACAAGATCGGTCATCATTTGCGACATTGGTACTTTGCCATCTTCAAACTTTTCTGGATTGTAAGATGTATTGACTGAAATTCCTTGGTCAATATACTTCTGCAATACAGCACAGATTTTTAGATAGCCTGATGGGTTTTGTTGATCCCACAATAAATCGTATTTGTTTCTTAAATGATAAAAACCAGGAACAACTTGAGCCATTACACCGTCTTTAGATTGTTTAAACGACACTAGAGCTCTTGGTGGTTCAATACCATTTGTTGAATTAGATATTTGTGCAGATGTTTCTGCTGGCATAAGTGCCATCAAGGTTGAATTACGAATACCGTGTTTCAATACATCTTTTTTAAGTGTATTCCATTTCATTCTTTCTTTATGCGGTACAAGTTCATCAACTTCTTTTTTGTATGTATCCTTTGGAAACTGACCTAGTGAATATTTTGTTTGGTCTGTTTTGAGGCATGGTCCCTTTTCTTTGGCAAGGTCAACGCTTGCTTTAATGAGGTAATAACTCCATGCTTCAGCATACTCATCGATTGTTTGGAGTGCTCCCTCATCATACTTAAGTCCTCGTTTAGCAAGGAAATATGCGAGGTTAATAATTCCCACTCCCAGCGGGCGCCGTGCCATAGTACTTTCTTGAGCCGCCGGTACTGGATAATCTTGATACGATAACAATTCGTCAAGACCCCTAACAGCGAGTGTACAATACTTTTTGAATTCTTTTGGCTCATTGATTAACCCCCAATTGATTGCTGATAAAGTACAAAGGGATATTTCACCTTCTGGATCTTCAGCCGAGTTTAGGGGCTTAGTAGGTAAATCAATTTCGCAACAAAGATTGCTCATACGAATTGGAGCTTGCAATGGATCAAATGAACCATGATCATTAGCATGATCAACATTCATAATATAAATTCGACCAGTATCTTTTCTTTCTGTAAGAAGTTGTGTAAACACCTCAAGAGCTGGAAGTGTACTTTTGCGAATTGAGTTATCTTTTTCGTACTTTTCGTATAGACGTTTGAATTCGTCTTGGTTAGAATAAAATGCGTCATATAATCCAGGAACATCATTTGGAGAAAAGAAAGTAATGTTTCCACCAGATAATAGTCTTTCATACATCAATTTATTAATTTGAAATGCATAATCCATTTGACGCACACGTGTTTCTTCGGTACCTTTATTGTTTTTCAATACAACTAGATTTTCAAACTCAAGGTGCCAAAGAGGAAAGTAACATGTTGCAGCTCCACCACGAACCCCACCTTGTGAGCAAGATTTTACTGCGGCTTGAAAGTATTTGAGGAAAGGTATGAGCCCAGTGTGGACAATATCTCCGGCCCGTATTCGACTGCCAAGAGCACGAATGCCACCAGCACCAATACCGATACCAGCTTTCTTACTAATGTAACGAACAATGCTAGTGCTAGAAGCATTAATACTATCGAGACTGTCTCCTGACTCGATAAGTACACAAGAAGAGAATTGCCTTGTTGCTGTGCGTAATCCAGCCATGATTGGAGTTGGGAGGCTAATGTAGAATTGGGAAGTTGCATCATAATAATCCTTTACCCACTTCAATCTTACATCTTTCGGATAGTCAGCAAACAAAGTTGCTGCAATCATCATATATAAGATCTGTGGAGTTTCATAACAAAGTTTAGTATTACGATCCTGGGCTAAGTACTTACTACGAAACTGTTCCATACCAACATACGTAAAATCATCATCACGCTTATGTTGAATGAAAGATTCGAGCTTTTCAAGTTCTTCTTCCGTATACTTATCAAGAATGGCGGGATCGTAGACGCCTTTCTCAATATTCTTTTCAATAATGTGTTTAAGCATCCAAGGCTCATACTGACCATATACCTCTTTGCGGAGCTTGTAGTTAATAAGCCTTGCTGCAACATACTGGTAGTTAGGAGTGTCTTCACTAATCAGCTCAGCAGCTGACTTAATTAGAAGTTCATGGATGTCATATGCTTTGATACCATCGTATAGCTGAATATTAGAACGCAATTCGATTTCAGAAATAGACACACCAGCTACATCTTTTGTAGCCCATTCCAGTACTTTGTGCACTTTTTCTAGATCAAATGGTTCTTTACCACGACCATTACGCTTGGTAACCATAATATTATTATTCATTGACTACTCCGCTTTTCATATTATGCTATTATTATAACACAAAATGAGTGAATTGTAAACAGTTTATTTTGTATCTATTTCGGCATTTACTTTGCGATGACCGCGCCAAGCAACGAATCCGCCAACTCGCAACGCCCAATACGCAAGATAATTCAGAAAATGAAAGCCGTTTTGTTCAATATTTATATCTCGGAAGATTTGATCGGCCTTTTTCTGAGTAATAATACCCATTGTTTCGTCTTTATCAGACTCTAGAAGAGTAGCATACTTATATGCATAATCATGAACTAATCCACCCATCAATAGTACACCCGTTGGTGATAGCCATGTATGGAGAAACTTAGGAATAGAAGCTCCATCAAACTGAAAACCAGCTGGAATAACATACCATGTATTGCCAA